GCACCTGATTGTTGCTGAATGATTCCCATTGCCTTTGCGATATCTTCAAAACTTTCGCCAAAATTATTATTATAAATATCTTCTAAAACTTGCTTATATTCAACCATTTTTTCAGTTGAAACACCTGTCATTGATTGAAAGTTATTTTGTGCTTTTTGAAAATCTTCAGAACTTTCAATCGCTTTATAAGCCAATCCACCAAGGGCGGCTGTACCTGCACCAATTGCAAGCGCAGCATTTTTTATATTTTCACCGCTTTTTTTTGTTTCCTCACTTAATTTAATTGTTTTATCAGTTGCATTTTCAGTAGCTTCGCCCAATTTATCAGTATTATTTTTAGCATTTTCTATTTGAACACCAACTTGTTTTAACTGAGCTTCTTCAACCTCTAAGGTATTATTCGCTTTTCTAAGTTGCTTTTCAAGTTCAGCATTCTGTTTGGTATAGGTATCTTCTGTGATAGCACCCTCTTCAAATTGCTTATTTAAGCTATCCTGTGCGGTTGTAAGCATTTTAATCTTCTCTTTGGTATTATCTGTTTGGCTTGCCATTGCTTCCATTTTGCGAGCCATTAAATCGGTATTTGTAGGGTCAAGTTTAAGCAGAGTATCAATTTGTTTTAACTCCTGCTGTAAATCCCTTGAATTATTATTTAACCCAGTCAATGCCTTTTGTAATGGTGTAGTATTTCCGTTAATTTCTAACGTCAAACCTTTTAAAACTGTAGCGCCCAAATCTTCGCCCCCTTAAAAACTATCAAAGTCATTTTGTGTCATTTCTGTTTCATCATCTTCGCATGGTCTTTGATTAATGGAATAAACACAAAAATCAACAATCATTCCGAAAGTCCAATTTTTACATTCAGCGACAGGCAATCCTGCCTGTTTTAAAATGTAAATATAATAAAACAGGCTTACTTTTTCCGTAGATTGACTATCGTCTATGCGTTTTTTATCTCAACTGTACCTCGCATTGTTTCAGATAAACACTCAAAAGCCTTATCGCAAAAATCAGTAATAGGGAAGTGTTCAAAAGAATTAAACCATTTTTCAACATCAGGCAACCCAACATTTGCAGTTTTAGCGAAACAATACATAATATTCCTACCATTGATATACATTTCAACAGTATATTTTGGTGGTTTCAATGCTTCTGCAAAGTCAACATTACCAAGCATTTCTTGTTCAAAATCTTTTATTGCTTTTTTATCGCCTTTTTGCAACTTTTCAAGGGTATCAAACTTGATTTTACCCTTGGCTTTTTCTAAAATTGCAGTGGTACTACTTTGTTTCACATCATAAATTTTTCCTAAATCTGCGAACAAATCTCGACCAAAATCTGATTGATACATGATCGCACTTTCAAGAGTAAATTTACAAGGTATTTCAGTTGTTCCGGCTTTTAATATTTTCAGCATATTACACTCCTAAACTGATATGTTTTGTGATGGTTCGTAAAACTCATTAAACCAAGAATTATAAGCAGCATCCAAAACATCACTTCTTGTCGTAGCTTTCACCAATCCATCAATTGCACGAGGTTTTGAAACAACTGCAATCGTTGTATACTGTGCAGCTTTTTTTCCTCCATCACCTGTTGATGTTGCTTCAAGGTCAGGACGATTTGCAGTACATTCCAAAAACTGGTGCCTACTGTTTTTGCTGTCTGCATCAAATTCAAATTGTAAATAAAATTTCTTTTGAACTGTGTCCTTTTTTTCAAACTGAACATTGTTAACGTCTTTGTCTTCATCTAAGACATATTCAAGGAAATCTTCATCACCAGACGTTACTTCAACACTGCCCTCATAACCATCATTCAATTTGCCTGTATAAATGACAGTTCCATCAGCATAAACTTCAACAAGCTCGCCTTTTGCTTTAAATGACACTTTTCTCGAGTTGCTCAAAACTGTTGGTGCATCATAAGTTAATGCACCGCCAACCCCTTCTGTTATTTTTCCCCATGCGACTTTCGCAAGTCCCCAAATTACTTTATTTTTAGCCATAATTTTTCCCCCTATTTTAATTTATTTGTGATGGCATTTGCCATCTTATTAGCAACATTTTCAAATGACTTTTGTATATGTGGATTTCCTTTAGTAGTAGAAAATTCTAAAATATTACTTAAAGGAATATCACCTTTTTTTCCTTTAACGGTGGTTGTGTTTCCTACAAATCTTCTGCCTTTATATTTTTTTGATTTCCAACCTTTTTTATATTTATTAGTTACTCCTGTAGGCGAATTTTGTTCAAGTTCATTTATTAAAATTTCTTCTGCTTCATCAAGTCCGTCTTCTGATAATTCAAAAACAGTATCACCATAATCGCCAAGTATTTTTTTAATTTCAGCTGATAATAAATCAATATCCATCAAACCACCTCGCTATAATTAAACATCATAACAAATGTAGCAAAACCGACATCATCAATATCACCAACATCAGATACACCATTTGAACAAATAAATCCAACACCTTGCATAGCTGAAATAATTAAGTTTGTGCGATTAAATAATAAATCTCTACCATTTTTCTTTTCAAGCAAACTATCTATTATATAATAACGCACTATTATTTGAGTATTTCTGATTTCATCTTCGCAACTTTTTTCTTCGGGTGTATTATCAGACTGAGTGAAAACAATATATTCTTCTGAATTAAAGTCATTTTCAATTACTTTTCTTTTTCCAAAACTAACATAGACATGAAATTCAGAAAAAGCACTATCGAGCGTTTCTTTTGTAAGGTTGCGAAAGTCTGTCATTTCTGTTCATACCTCCTAACCTTAAACTCGATGATTCTATTTTCTTCTTTAATATTGTCGACATCGCCAAAAATCATATAACAATTAATATTTTTTCTATCATATGTGCTATTGCCAAATCTATCAAGCTTAAAAATATCCACAGCATTTTTTGCAATGGATATATTATTTTTATCTCTTAAAGCTTGATAAACATCAGGGTTATATCTGATTCTGATTGTAGCAACATCAATAACTCCAATTGCTTGATTCTGTAAAACTTGATTTCCAAATGTGCCAGTCCATTCACAGTAAAAAATATCAACTATTTTATCAAGAAATTCGCTCTCAACAGTATGAAATATTTCTTTTTCATCTTTGTCAGTTTCGCTATAATGTATTTTTATAGGTGTATTAAATTTCATAATTCGCCCTCAATTTTATGATGTTTGACAAATAGACTGGATTTATAGTCTGTGCATTGGTATCAAGTTGTTGTCTAACATAAATTATAATGTTTTCAACAGCCAATGGACTTAAAACCTTTTCAAATGGTACACCGCTTGCACGCATATCAGCAATGCAACCATCAATAATAGATTGTAATTCCATATCTTTTAAGGGGTCAGTATATGTTATACCTAACCTTAATTTAACTTTTTCTAATATACTCATATAAAAACCCCCTTAAAATAAAATTAAACGCTTACAGTATCAACACCTTTTTTGATAACAATAACACCAAGTGCATCAGCCAATTTTCCATCAACAACCATAATAGCCTTATCAACGATTTGGTTAAGGTCATTATCGGTATATCTTAGCATTGACATTTGCATATTAGTATTGATTACATAGTCTTTAAGATTGATGTAAACAGCTACCACATCACCAGTAGTTGCATTACCAGTTGCAGTATCAAAAGGCTTAATCAAGTCATCTTCAACAAGAATAACTTCTTTACCACCAAAACGATATGCAATAGTTCCATCTATGCCGTATGTAACCCTTGCGATTGGTTGTCCTGTTGTATCAACCATACCATCAATATAGCCATCAAATGTACCCTTAGCCATTATTAAAGCACCACCGTCATAAGATAAAGGTATTTTTGCAAATACTTGCTTTTTCCATTCTGCCCATTTTGCAAAGTCAGCAGGTGTTATAGTTATTTTTTGACCTGCAACGACTCTTGTGTCAACTAAAACTCCTAGAGGTTGTCCGTCTCCTGTTCCTTTTAGGATGGCGGTGTCAATTGCTTTTATCATTGCTTCTGAAATTAAAGTTATCAAAGAATTTTCAAAAACAGGCAATGATACAAGATTTAATATTAATGATTGAGCAATTTTACACTCTAATCCATAATAATTAAACGATATGTTTGTATTGGCTGTGACTTTAAGTCTTTCAGAACCTGTACCCTCACCAATCCAACTTGCTACTGGCTTTAAGCTAAGGATTGGAATTGACATTCCTGCTGCTACATTTGTTTTTCTAACTCTTGCATATAAATTACCATAAGTTTCAATCTTTTTGATAATATCATTTATGATAGTTGTAGGAACAATTGCAGAACCGTCAGTTGTTGATGTAAATGTATCATTTCTGAATTCTGCATCCAGTTGACCATTTTTCATATAACCCATAAAAGCATTTCTGTATTCTAAGCTCGCAAGTGGATTTTCTGATCTGCTTTCAGGTGTTTTAATTCCAGATGCAACAATAGCAGGAATAGCAGCGCCGTTGACTGCACGTGTTCTTTCTGATTGACCGTTTTCATCTAAGCCTGCTGGATTTGCAACATCATCTGGCATGCCGTCAATTAATGCTCTAAGCTCTGCAATTTCAGCATTAAGATCATCCATGTCGCTGTTTATGCTTCTAAGCTCTGCAACATCCTCGCATTTATCCGCTTTTGCAACAAGTGCTGTTTTTCGCAATGATTTTTTCGCTAATAGGTCTAAAAATTTCTTTTTCATAATTTAAATTTTTCCTTTCAAAATAATTTGTTGTTTTAATAATGCCCTTTGCTCTAAACTATCCAGTTGCTCTTTATTAATATCCATTAATTCAAGAGACCGAGCAAAAATTGATGTATCATCATAAAATGGAGTATCAACCACACTCACATCATATAATTTTTTAATTTTAGAGACTTCTCTAACAGTTTCTTTATCCCCATAAGTCCAAGTGTCGCCTTTGTCCTCTACTGTAAACGCAAAAGACATTTTATCAACCAAACCCTCTCGTATACATTTGTAAATATCTCTGTTAGATTGAGTATCAATTAACTCAGCTTTAATTAATAAACCTTTATCATCTTTTATAAGCTGTAAAGAATTATTGCGAGTTCTAGCCATAATCATAACATCATCATTATGGTTATATCTTAAAGGCACATCTTTCATATCTGTAAAATCGAGTGATCCTCTTTTGATTGTTTCGGTAAATTTATAATTTCCGCTTTGATGTGTTGCAGGACTATCATAAACGATTGCATAACCCTCAATCAGCATTTTGTTTTCATCATTTTGTATTGCTTTAAATTCGACTAACCGTCTTTCAAACTGATTATTTTCTTTTCCCATAACTAAACCCCCTTGTTTTCTTTATTTGTTTTCTGCCCAAGCTGATAATCATCAGCAATATTTGAATTCACATAATTTAAAGACCTAAGTCTTAAATCACCGCCCTCAAATGGAGC